TAGTAAAGGGGATTCAAGTACAGAACGTAAATTGCTATGATAGAGCGGTTGATATAGAGGTCTTTCTAAAGGACTCTCTCCGCGTCGCAACAAAAACACTAGCGAGGTATGGAACCACAGTAGAAGCTCAGACACTGGTCGTGTCTAAGTTCTGCAGTAGCATCCGCCCTTGTTTGGCAGTTTGTTGTGATGATCGTTTCTTAATGTCAGTTTTAATGTTTTGTGCTTCTGAAATTGCTGTCTTAATTGACCTTTTTCCAGATTTCTCTTCACGGTTTTCCTTTGAACAACAAATTAAATTGTTAGAAAACTCCTCAAAAATACATCCAGATAATTGGATCTCATCTATTAAGTACCATACAGCCTATCCTATGGCGTATCTCATGGACCCTAAAAACCTACCACCTCGGCCTGACACTTTTGTTGGGTCGCCATGGATATGGACGGGCCATGTTAAAAGGTTTCTTAAAAACAAGATGAATTCGACTAATCTGATGGCATCTACCCTCGGTTTCGCTTTGTTACAAGGCGTTAAGAGGGGTTGTGCTACCGTGCCTGATAGCTTCCTTCTTAAGGAAATTAAAGGTCACGTAGTTGCCATGACAACACCTCCTACTCATGTTCCGCATTCAGTTTTAATTGATGAATATACAGGTGAAGAATTTACTTCGTTTGTTGATCGAGATGGTTATCTTAAAGCTTCTGACTCTTATTCCCTCGTGAATACTGTTGTCAATCTTATAGATGAAACCTTTCTCTCAACAACAAGTTCTTTCTTTTCCACACCTTGTTCACCTTTTGTTCTTGAAATGCATGAACCTTCCCACAACTCTTGTTTTGAAAAGACTAGAGAAGAGGGGGGGGCATATATGGAGATTGTCGAGTCCTTGAACTTACAGTTGGTGGAGTCTCCACCTATATACTGTAAGGGAAAGGTTGCTACAAACACATCGTACCAACTACCCGATATGCAATTATTACTCGATTCATGTAAACGTAAGTTGAATGATAAGATCCAATCAAAAGAGCTGTGTAAACAGTTCGAAGAAATGTTAGACCCCATATTCGTGGCAAAACACCAAAATATCCTTATGGATACGTCGGTTGTTGCATTACCTGAACCTTTAAAAGTCCGGATAATTACGAAATCTGAGGCTCAGCCTTCCTTTCTTTGTATTGCTCTTCAAAAAACTATGAAAAAGTACATCAATAGATTTCCTTCCCTTGTTTTAACAACAAGGCCATTGCGTCCGAAAGACTTTCGTGACACATGGGCACGCTTGAATAAGCTCGAAGTAAAAATATCTCAGTACCAATCTGGTTTCCGATTCAATTTTGACCAACATGTTTCTGGTGATTATAAAGCTGCTACTGATAAACTAAATATAAACTTTACGACTCAAATCTTTGAGAAGTTCCTGGTTTGTATGGCTGTTCCTGAAGAGGATCGTCCTGTTTATCGTCAAGTTGTATACGCACAACGGTT